AGGCACATCGGAAGGTCAGATAGTTCAGGATATTTTAAAAGAGGTAGGGTTATTATCTAATAATATAAAAGCAGAATTGACTGGAGATGGTGAAAATATAAAACATTCCGTCACATTGGATGGAGCAATATTCAGTTTAATGGATCAGTACATTTCTAACATGGAAAAAGAATGGAGTGTGCAGGACGGGGCTGTTCAAATAACCGTACCTGGGGCAGTAATTGATGCCCCAACTATTGACTTGTCTGAAAAAACCGGACTTATTGGTTCTCCTATAAAAACAGATAAGGGAATAAAATTAAAAGCTCTTATTCAAGCAGGATTTCAGCCTGGGCGCGGGATAAATGTCACATCCCGGTTAATGCCAAAAGGAGCTTTTTACAGAATAGAACAAACTACTTTTAATGGTGAAACCAGAGGGCCTCAGTGGATGGCCACTATCGAAGCTTCTAAAACAGAAGTTAATCCAACAGTGGGTATTCCGCTGCAATTTGACCAAATAGAGAATGTCGCATGACGGAGAACAACCCAGCAGCAGATCCTTCTTTAACGGATGTAATCCGTGGAGCATTAACTTCTCGGTTATTGGAAACATATATACATCTTCCAGGGACGGTTGACTCATACGAAAATGGAAAAGCTGGTGTCCAAATAAATATAAAGAAGAAATATGAAGATGGAACAACTTCTCTCACACCTGTTATTACCGATGTTCCGGTCCTGCTTCCCCGATCTGATGGCGGAGAAGCTTATTTGCAATTACCGATAAAAAGAGGGGATACTGGATTACTGGCATTCTCTCAAAGATCCATGGATGAATGGCTTATTGAAGGTGGGAATAAGGCCCCAAAATCTGTCAGGATGAATGACAAATCAGATGCAATATTTATTCCCGGGCTTTATCCTTTTAATAATACTGTTTCGGAAAATAATGATAATGTGGTTTTGAAAAATGGAAATATGAGTATTGAGCTGTATCCGAATGGTAAAATTAAGATAGAGGGCGCTACCCAGGATTTTTTAAGCCTTATGAATGACACTCTCAGTAGTTTGATTAGCGCCAAAGTGATAACCGGCATTGGGCCAATGCCGTTTTTGGCTACCACTGTTGCTGAATTCACGTTAATTCAACAAAAACTGAGTACATTGATACCCTAAAAGGTATATTAGAATTATGGCGATGGTAGGAAACGATTTGGGAGATGCAGTGTTCGCAACATTGACACTTGGAAGCATGAGTACAGCTGAAAAAACGGCTTTAAAAACCGAATTACGCAAGGTTTATAGTGCTGTAGTGACATATCTTGTCGCAAATATGGTAATTAAAGGAGTGGAGGTCGATTCTTCAGGAGTAATCTCTACTCCTACTCCTCCCGTTCCGGCCCCTACGGATGGAGGTGCCGCTATTTTGGCCACTATGACAGCTAATTCGGCTGCAAGCCGTTTACCTCAAAGCAATGATGGCACAGGACATATAGACTAATGGCAGGATTAACCCTCATAACAGACGCAGCAGACGGCGTCGTAGGAGACGTTAAAATCACCAATGGTGATCTGAGCCTTACGGATGATAACGACTCCGTTGCACTGCAAATTTCTCAAAAATTGAAGTTTTTTTTCGCAGAATGGTTCCTTGATAAAAGGCAGGGAATCCCCTATTTTGAAAGAATATTGGCTAAAAATGCCGAACCAGAATATATTGATGCCACTCTCAAGGACGTCGTTTTATCAGCAGATTATGTCACCAGGATAACTCAATGGGCCATAACAGTGGATACAGATACCCGGGAATTAAATTTAGAATTTAGAGCAGATACGACTTTCGGACAAATAGCCTTTTCTGACAGTTTAGGGATATCATAGGAGCAATCAATGACTGAATACGGAATTACATCTGCTGGATTTGTACCCAAAACACTTGATATTATTGATGAAGAAATTGATGCAGAATTAAAAGGTGAACTTGGTGATTTCATTAATACACTTCCAGAAGATGTTTTTGGACAGCTTAAAGGTATTTTTGCCGAACGAGAGTCAAATGATTGGGAGTTGATGCAAGACATCTATGATTCTCAATATCCAAATTCATCGGCAGATGTTTCACTGGACTTAGTATCTCAAATAACAGGCATAACGAGACAACAAGCGACGAAAAGCACTATCGAGACAGTTTATCTCATAGGAACGCTGGCGACTCTTATTCCGGCTGGAACGGTACTCTCCGTCGATGGTAACTCCGCATCCAGATTTCTTCTTGATGATGCTGTCACCTTGGTAGCTGGTGCTGATGAAGTTCAGGATTTAACATATCCATCTCTGCCCGAATCCGGACAGTTCAAGTTAGAATTAGACAGCATAAAGACCTCTTTTCTGGATTTTGACGCTACTGCTCAAGAAATAGAAGATGCTTTAAATGCCCTCTCAAACACGTTTGGCGATATTACCGTTTCAGGGGATATGTTTCCAGCTGGGATGACAATTACATTTGCCGGAAGAGATGGAAAACAACCGATCTCCTTGCTTGTTATCACTGATTCTAACGTGGATGTAATGGGATCTGTAGCAGAAACTACACCAGGCGTAATTCAAGGTTCCACCGGAGCCACGGCTGAAACAGCGGGATCTTCTTTTACAGCCAATGCCAGGACATTAACTGTTATTGAAACCGCCGTTACCGGGTTTGATTCCGCATTTAATTTGGCAGATGCCACAGTTGGAAATGATGTTGAGACTGATACCGAACTGAGAGCCAGAAGAGAAAATGCACTGGGAACAAATGCCGCAGGAACGCTTCCAGCCATCCGGACTGCTGTTTTAGAGATAGATGAAGTAGATGCTACTTTTGTTGTAGAAAATGATTCTGACGCTGTTGTGGCAGGACGTCCAGCTCATAGTTTTGAAACTATTGTAGAACAGGCTGATGGTGGCAGTAGTGCTGACGCTGAAGTTGCAGAGGCAATATTTAATTCTAAGCCAGCGGGGATCCAGCCTTTTGGAAATGATGTTACTGAAATAGTAGTTGATAGTCAGGGATTTAACCATACCGTTGAATTTTCTCGACCTGTCGCTGTAACCATTTATCTGGAAGTGGATTTAGAAACTGATTCAGATTTCCCTCCAACCGGAACGGCACTCGCAGCTGCAGCATTATTAGAATTTGGAGAAAATCTCGGAATTGGTAAGGATGTTATAATCAGACCTGAATTGATGGCCTCTTTAGAGGATATCCCGGGAATAACAGATATTATAGTAAGGATTGGAACGGCACCAGCGCCTACTTTGGATAACAATATTCCCATTGAAGACGGTTCCACAGGGACTGTTGAGAAATCAGATTGGGATTCATCAAGAATAACCGTGGCGGAGCTTCCTTAATGGCTGTTGAATTAGGCGATTATCTCGAAGAATACTCAGGAGGTTGGTTTAATTTATCTACCACTATACCTGATTCTATGGCTGTTTATTCTGGTGGCTGGTGGTCTGGATTTGATCCTGCACCAGCACCAGTATTTCCTTCCGTAGCTGATGAAAAATGTTTGACAGATATCGAGGCTTTAGGACTTGCCAGGTTAATTGAGCAGTATAAGAATAAGCCGAATTTAACGGCAATGATAAAAGCCTATATTACCACTCAGTTTCAAGATCTCGAAACGAAAGGGTGTGCCTTATATGACAGATTAAATATTGACCTGATGGAAGGCACTCAGCTTGATAATATTGGGACCATCGTCGGGCAGGACCGCGATGGTCAGGATGATCCCACCTATCGAATATTTATAAAAACAAAAATCGGAGCTAACAATTCCCAATCAAGCGTTGAGGATATTATTTCTATTTGGCAGATATTAACCGGATCCGATTCGGTTAAAGTTGATGAACTATTCCCCGCTACATTACAAATTTCTTCCGGATTTAGCTTGGCGGCTCCCTATGATTTATTAATATTATCTCTGATTGAAGATGTTATTGCAGCCGGAGTTAGACTTGAAGGAATATTAGTATACGATCCCGACAATGCGTTTGCATTTGATACTTCTCCCAATAACCCTAATACTGGTGGTTTCGGAGATTTATTAGATAGCGGCGTTGGTGGACTTTTCGCGGGATTTATTTAATAGAGGAAAATTATGAGTGCAGCAAAACCAGCAGATTTAGTTCTATGGGTTCCCGGTGATGAAGCCGCAAAGATGACTTCACCATCTTCCGCTAAACGAGTTTTAGGGTGGGAGAGTGACGAGAAACCGGCTTTTCAGACGATGAATTACCTTCAGAATAACTGGGGGAAATGGGCGCAGTATGTGAACACGATGCCTTATCATCATATTTATAGTGCGGCCACAAAAGATTTGGGTTTTGGATATGGGGCTTTCGACAGTGCTACCGTTAACGCTGGGAGTTCATCTATAGCAATAGGTTATTATGCAGGAGACAGTGTAAATGCGGCCTTTAATATTTACATAGGAGAGTATGCGGGGCAATCGGTTATAGGATCTGGTAGTGTTTATATAGGGCATTGGGCTGGTAAGAATGCGGCAGGTGCTAATCAAATATTTATTGGGCGTGAAACTGGTGAAAGTAATAAAAAAAATAATACAATAGGAATCGGTTATTACGCCGCAAGGGCAGCAACTCATGGAAATGACTCTATTTTTATTGGAACTGCGGTGGGAGCAGGTGCAGCCCTTGGAACTGATTCGGTGGTTTGGATTGGGAATTCTTCATCTGCCACTCCACTGATACAGGGTAATTTCACAACGGGTCTGTTAATAATCAATGGAGATCTTACATCGACAGGTACAATAAAAGGTGCTAATTACCAATCTGGTGATGGCACTGCGGGGTTGACTCAAACTACAGCGGCGATTGACACATTTGATATTGTAATTAAAGACGGATTGATAACATCATTAACTAAAAATTCATAGGTTTATTGGGTAGGACGGATAAACAAATAACCATAATAAAATAACCATAATAAAATAACCATAATAAAAAGGAACAGAATCATGAAAAAAGAAATAACAAAAGAAGAAACAGTACAGCTCTTGAATAATATAAATGGAGTTACGGCATCCGATTATGAGGGATTAAAATTTAATTACGCGCTGGGTAAGAATCGCGGTCTTTTAAAAGACGAGTACACTGCGATTATGGATACTGTTAAATTTACTCCTGAGATGCTTAGATTTGTTAAAGATTGGGCTGGCCTGAGTTCTCAGGCTATGATCGAAAAAGTTGAAGCTGAAAAAGAGAAAGAAGGCACTAACCAGGAATTAGCTGATAAAATCACTGCTAAGATCAAGGCAAATAAAACGTTTCTGGAAGAGAAAATAGAAGTTCAATTGTATGAGATCAAGCTTGAAACCGTTCCTAAAAATATTAAGGGAATGGATTATGCTGGAATTGAGCTTCTAATAGTTGAACCTGTTGCACCTGTTGCGCCTGTTGTGCCTGTTGTGCCGGACAAACCTAATAAGGAATAAAACATCATGACAGTACTGCTGCAAGAAACTCAAAGTCACGGTAATTTAAAAGATCTGACTGGCAACGATGATCATACTCAGTATGCGATCCTTGCCGGTCGAGCCGGTGGTCAAGCCATTATAGGTGATACTGCGTCTGGTGGTGATTTGGTCTTACAGAGTACTGCTCATGCTACTAAGGGGAAAGTTATATTTGGGCTGGCTGGGACAACAGTTTATGACGAGGTTAATGATAGGCTTGGAATAGGGATTGCGGTTCCAACCGCACCGCTTGAAGTTAACGGCTCTAACCCGCAAGTTATTGTAAGGGGTGACGGCGTTGAACCTCGGGTTAGGCTATATACTGACTCTACACCGAGAGGGCAATTGTCTGCAACTTCGACATACGGCCTAGTAGCTGCTTCTGAAACTTCGCTAAGCTTAACATCAAATGGTGGTAGTGGTGCAGGAAATCATGCATTAATAATAGATGCGTCTGGAAATGTTGGGATAGGAACGGAAAGTCCTGTTGCGACACTTTCCGTAGGTGGGATTACAGGGTCTGGCGGCTTATTAAACTTCGCAAAGCTTGGGGATGCAGGAAATGGGGATGCTTTCTCAATCGTATTTAATGAAGTGTCCGGTGATGATTCGGGGGTAGCTTTAGTTTATAACGGATCTTCGGCCAATCCAACCATTAACAGCAGAGCATACACTTTACCGGCAAATACTTTTGGGATGATTACAAATTCTGGTGCAGCCGATACATTAG